CTTTAGTTACTTTTGTAGAAGTATTTAGTGTAGATATAAACGGTAATAAAAGTACAAAACATTTATTACAAAACGGCAAAAGAGAAGCTAATAAAGATGTAAAAGATTCTAGTAACACAATATTATTTAATGGTAAAAATTATCATTACTTACCTTTTATCTATCAGGGTACAACTATTAATAAATCAGGAGATAATATTGAGTCTAATTTAATAATGGGCAATCATCCTTTGAGTATGGCAAAAGCACAAGAAGCTGTTGTTAATAAATATTTTGTAGAAGTAAATGTATGTATTGCAACTAATGATGATATTGATAACATAACAAATACTTTAACTACAGATACATGGCTTGCTTCTTCTTTATCCTACGACCCAGAAGTTGTAGAAGTTTTATTAAGTAGTGCTATAGATTCTGTTGGTGGAAACGTACCAAGTTTAGTTTTAACAAATGATGTTGTTGGTAAACTACCTGTAACAAGTGATATTCAAAATAGATGAAGCCACATCAACTTATTGGTTTACCTTATAGATTAGGTGCTGATCCTATCAAACATCATGCAGCAGATTGCTTGTCTTTGGCTCGTACAGTTTTAAAACATTACGGTATAAATTCACCAGAACCTACAAGAGATTGGTATAGAAGAGTAAGAAAAAAAGACTTTGATATATTTAAAGAAGAACTTGAAAAGTGGGGAAACGAGACAAAACAGTTTAATATAGGTACAGTTGCATTATGTAAATCTAAGAATGGATTTGGTCTTGCTGTTTATTACGAGGAAGGATGGATAAACTGCGGAGAATCGGAGGTAAGATGGAGTCCTTTAGACGGCCTGGAGGTCGTAGGGTGTTATTCCCCGCAGAAGTCGAATTATGTAAAACAGTAGGTATAACAGAAGATGAATATTGGTATTTTTTAGAATTAACACAGGCATTTAACGGAAAAAGACCTAAAGAATATGATAATTTACCTTATGTTGTAAATTTTCCAGCATTATTTACAGCTAGTGGTGCTTTAACAACTTTCGGTCAAATAGTTTTTGGAGTTATTCTTACAGTTGTTTCTGTTTTATTAACACCAAAACCTAGAGCACCAAAAACTCCTCCTAGCCTCACAACTGCTGGTCAAACTGGTCCTAAAAGATTTGCACCACAGACAGGATTTAATTCAGTACAGGAACTTGCAAAGTTAGGTGAAATTATACCTCTTGTTTTTACAAAACAAGAAATTGAAGTTAATGGAGATTCTAAAATATATTATGGAGGTGTTCGTGTTAATACAAGGCTTTTATGGTCACAAATGTTAAGCCTCGGTTCGGGGCAACAATTAAAAGCTTTATTTATGATTGGCCTTGGTGATCTTGCATCTAAACCTGATTTTGCAGGTTATGCAATAGGAGACTTGTTACTAAAAAATTATATAAATAAAAAATTAGCTTTATATATAATGACAGATGGTGGAAGGCCGCAAGAAGGACCAGAAAAGTATAGTGAAGGTACTTTAGAGCCTCAAGTGGATCGAAATGGTAGTCAATTTTCAGATATAATGTCTGTTGATTGGGACCAGACTCCTCCAGGAGCAACAGATACTATCGTAAGTGGAACAAGATCACCTACTACGCAGACACAATTCGGTGTATATTCACCAATGCCAAACTCGATGAGATATAGAGTTGCTTATGAATTAGTTTTAAAACAAAAAAATTTAAAAGATCAAAACAAAAAAGATGTGGATACAAAAAGAAGAAAACTTAGAACAAGTTTTCCTAGATATGCCTCAATATTAAAATATGACGGCAGTGAAACAAATAGAAATAGTTTTATAGCTCAAAAAAACAAAGACATACAATATACCATTGGAGATATGGATACCGAAACAGAGTTTGGGGAAGATTTTGCCCCTTGGGGTGTAGAAGATATTAAATCTGCTGTCGATGCTTCAAGAGAAGAATCAGATGATGCAATTCAAGTAGGTGAATCTTATTTAATAGGATCAGCTTTAGCTGTTTGTATCAGTAAAAGCAGACCAATATGGACATCAAAACACTATCAAGATTGCGTTTTTAGAGTTGATGAACCTGGTAAAATTGATGTGCGAGGTGGAACGGCAGGGCTAAAAGGTGCTCACAAAGGTTATGAGTTATTAACTATACAAAAATGTGCGATAGGAACTATTAGTAATAGTAAAGCTTGTGACGTAACAGAAATAGGTTTGAAGTCAAAAGTTTTTAAACAAGTTACAAGTTTTCCTAATGTAAATAGTCATCCTGGTGCTGTTGGTACGAATACAGTAGACGCTGATAATACAGATGGAGTCGTAAAAAGATATAACGAAGATGATGGAAGTATATCTCTTGGAGGGATGAGCAAATATCTTACTAGATATAGTTTTTTTAGATTACAGGCCAGAGAAGCAGGTATTAATGATCCTGATGCAGATTGGAATTATATAGATGAAGTGCCTTTTGGTATTAGAGGTAACTCACCTCAACCACAATATAATTTTATAAGAATTGGTCATTACAGCACTCCACGAAAGGAATTTGAATTTAGGTTTATACCTTTTCCTGGTAATTTAGTAAAAGAAGAATTTATTGATAGAAATAAGCCTATTAGAATTTTAAGTGCTTCTGGTGAGTTACTTAGTTATGATGTAACACCTAATGAACAAAAATTTGATGTATTTTTTAAAGGGTCTGAAGAAAAATTAAGAAGTGGTGATGCTTCAAATACGGAATGGTTTTTAGGTGATTTACCAACTGCTACAGATGGAGGAAAAATTAATAAATTACTAACAAATGCTGATGGTTTTATACCAAGATCTACAAGATGGGTAGAAGTAGATAGAAGAACACCCTCAGAAAGTGAAATAACTAAGAGTAAGGTATCTGCAAAGATTAGATACAAAGGAAGAACTGGAGGTAGTACTTGGCAATGGGGAAACCAAAAAAATCATCCATATTGGAATGAGTACATTGGTAATAGAAACAGAACAGTAAATGATCCTTTGAAAAAAGGTTCTGGTATCACAGTAGGTGATCCTTACAGTCAACCATATATAGATCGTGATGATGGTTTTAGATATGGAGTTGGAGAGTTTGTTTTAGAAATTACAAGAGTTAGAGGTAATCAAGATGGTAAATATTATGGAATGATTAAATATGAGATGAAGGAAGCTGATGTAGAACCAGTTCCATATAATAACCTTGCAACAACTACAACTGGTAAAGGTAAAGATATGACGGTTGATCTTTTAGTTTATTTAAAGCCAGGAACTAATGAATACGCTGGTGCAACATGGTCAATAAATGCAAGCGGTACTGGCTATAAAGATACTGACACTATAAGTATTCCAGCTACAGGTCAAGCTTCATCAGATTTTCCAGGTATAAATAATATTGATATTGTTACTGATTTTAGTGAGTTTGTATCAGGAGATAATGCGGAGCCTTGGCCTGAAGGAAAAAACTTAAATCCCTTTGATGCGATTACAGATTACTACCAATATGATGCAGAACGCAGTAGTCATCAAGACGGACCAGAACATGAAATAGTCTATGTAAATGAACAAAGTAGTACCACTAACGCACCTCAGTATCACTTTGAGCAAGCTGGTATTGCTAATGTTGCATTACGTCTTAGCAGTTCTAAAGAATGGAATAGTTTTTCACAATTTTCTGCATACATCAAACAAGGTATAAAAGTAGAAAGATTAATAGACAATACAACTGGTCCAACTAATTTATTTCCTGAAATAGTTTATGCCTTGTTAACTGATAAAAAATTTGGATTAGCTGATCTTGTTGGTGTTCCATCTGTTGACAAGGAAAGAATGACAGTCGCAGCTAAATTTTGTGAGGCTAACGGATTTTATTGGGATGGGGTTATTACTGATAAACAAAATATAAGAGAGTTTATATATCAAAATGCAATATTTAATTTATTAGATTTTACAATTCTCGGAGGTAAGTTTTCTTTGTATCCTTCAGTGCCTTTTGGTTCTGATACATATTTAATTGCAAAAGCAAAAAAACCTACAGTTAGAGCTTTATTTACTGATGGTAATACAAGAAATTTAAAAGTTAGTTTTTTAGCTCCTGAAGAGCGTCAAAATTTTATAGGTACTGTTTATTTTAGAAAAGAAGTACCAAATGGATTTTCTGAAACATTATCAAAAACTTTAGTTATAGATAATGATGATGAAAATGTTATAGAAGAAAAATTCCCTATAGAAGTCTTTGATATGTCTGATTTTTGCACCAGTGAAGAGCATGCTGAAACATTTTTAAGACACGCCTTAAAAATAAGAGAAAAAGTAGATCATGGTATAAAGTTTGAAACTACACCACAAGCTGCACTAGGTTTAAAACCTGGTGATTATATAAGATTTATTTCAGAAGCTACTCATACCAGTAGATTTGAAAACGGTGTAATATCTCTCGATGGAGTTGTGCAAAGTGTTGGTAATAATAGTTTGAGCAATGTAAATATTTATCATTGGAAACCTGGAACGCAAGAAGTGGGAGAAGCTGTTTTAAATGTAGTAAATGGTAAAACTACAAATGCTAATTTATATGGATCTGTCTTTACAGTACAACAAACAAATGAATCCAATAGATTATATAAAACTGAATCTATTACATATACAGATGAAGGATTAATAGAAGTATCAGCAAGTCATGCACCTCTTTTATCTGATGGAACTCTTGCTACAATAAATTATAATGATCAAGATTTTAGGGCTTTATAATGTCAGACATAGTTGATTTTCCAAATATAAAACCTACATCTAGAAGTTATACCCCTGGAAGATACCCACAAGTAGAATTTGTTGCACAAAATGGTGCAAAAACTGTACTTAGATATGGAGATAAAAAAGTAGATGCAAAATTAACTTTAGGATTTACGAATATTACAGATTCACAAGCTAATGAAATTTTACAAAAATATGAAGAAGTTAATAGTGTGTACAAATTTATACACTTTCCAAGTGATAGTTCTATGGCTGGTATAGGAGATGAAAATTTAAGATTTCGATTTCAAGAAAGAGATACATCTAATAATACTTTGTTAAGATATAGATTTGATGGTCCTCCTACTGTTACAAGTGTCAGACCTGGCAGATCAAATGTTCAATGTAAATTTGTCGCTTGCCTCGATGGGGATTAGAATGTATTTAAAATTAAACTAAAACGATGGCTGGCTTTTATTCTGGTAAAGAAGGGGAATTATTTATAGATGGTACGAAAGTCGCCAAAGTCAGGTCGTGGTCTTTTAGTATGAATCAAGCAGTTCTAGAGACTGTTTCTTTAGAAGATACTGATAGAACAATTATTCATGGCACTAGAAGTTATACAGGTAGTGCTAGTGTTTATTATTATCAGGAAACTGCTGGAGGCGGTGCTGGACAGCTTAGTACTTTAATAAACAACATTATAAAAACTGGAAGTACATCAGGCGGTGATGGTACTGCTGATGAAGCCACTGCCATGACATTTAAGTTAAGAATAAAGGATGGATCTACTGCTGGTAGATTTATTGAATTTCAAGCAATACCAACAAGTTTTAGCATTACAAGTGCAGTAGGAGAAGTAACAGCAGCAGATATTAGTTTTGAAGTAAATGGAGCACCTACTGGCCTTGTCTTGTAAATGTCTATTTATTTTGGATCGA